AAATTGCAGTTGTTACCACAACAGCAATCTAAAGGTAAGAATCCTAAATGGGTTTGGTACACTTCTGTTACAAATCCAAAGGAGGAAACCAGAGAGGTTAATGGTGGATAGTTTAAGGGGTCTGTTCACCATTGACTCTTGTTATGATGATATACTTTGTAATATATAAACAAAAAAAAGAAAAGGATTATAGAATGTATACGAATACAGTTTTTAGTAGAGAAGAAGAAGCTACACAGTTTGCAAATAAAAGTAAAAAAAGAAACTATGATTTTAAAGTTGTTGAGTATACTAAAGAAAATTATGATAGGTATTGGTACTAATGAAAAATAAAAAAATAAATGCACTTAATCTTATAAATTCTGTCAAGGTAATAGTTAGTCCTTGGGAAAAAGGTTTCAACTGTAGTATAGTTATGGATAGTAAATCTAAAATGTCTACAGAAGAATATGAATTATGTTCTACAATAGCTAGAGGCATGATAAAGATGGCAACTACTGATCCCCATTCCACGTTTCTGTGGGGACTTCGTGGATATGCTGAAGATAAAAAGAAAAATGATAAAGACTTAACTATTAGTTCTGTTGCAGAATTTGATGATGATTCAAATGTTATAGACTTTCTTGAGTTTTTAAAAATGAAACGAGATAAGGAGTTAAACTAATGGCAACGCACTTAGTTATAGGTGATCCTCATTGTACACCTAAAGCAAGCAATGAAAGATTTCTGTGGGCAGGTAGAGTGGCTGCAGATTATAAAGTATCTCATGTAATATGTATGGGTGACTTTTGTAGTATGGATTCTCTATCTAGTTATGATAGAGGTAAAAAATCATTTGAAGGTAGAAGATATCAAAAAGATATGGATTGTTCGCATGAAGCATTATCTTTATTTAATAAAGGATTAGGTAATCACAGACCTAAAAAGATTATGTTACATGGTAATCATGAGGATAGAATAGATAGATTTGTAGATGATAATCCAGAGTTAGAAGGATCTATAAGTATAGATGATTTAAAATTTAAAAAGTATGGATGGGAAGAAGTTAGATACAAAAATATAAAGGTAGTAAATGGTGTACACTATTCTCACCACTTACCCTCTGGTATTATGGGATCTGCAATATCTGGTGAAAATATTGCAAGAAGTATCTTGACAAAGCATAAAGTTTCTGCTACAGTAGGGCATAGTCATTTATTAGATTATGCAGTATCAACACTACCTAATGGTAAAAAGTTACATGCTTTATCTGCTGGATGCTATCTAAATCATAACGAACATTTTGCTAGAGATACTCAGCATATGTGGTGGAGTGGTTTAGTTATTAAAAGAGAAGTTACAAATGGTAATTATAATATGGAGTTAATCAATATCAAAACTATAAGGAGGGAATATGGTAAAAGATAAGCGTACATATACAAATAAGATAGACCATGGTCACGATATGTCATATGAGAATGAGAGAAAGCATGATAATGTGCATTCTCCTTCACACTATATGCATGGTAAAAAAGAAACTATAGATGTCATTCGTGATGCTATGGAAGGTGATGAGTATCATGGATATCTTAAAGGTAATGTCTTGAAGTATGTTGCAAGATATAAATTTAAAGGAGAACCATTAGAGGATTTACAAAAGGCTCAGTGGTATCTTAATAGATTAGTTAAAGAGGTTAGCAATGGGACAAGTTAAGCAAGCCTTATTAGAACTAGAAGATTTTGTATGTAATTGTTTACGTGATGGTAGAACGCTAAACCAAACTATACGAGATGCTAGAGAATCTAAAGAAGCAAAAGATAATCCTTATTTAATTGATGAGGATTTAGTAGAAAACAAATACTACCAATTTAAAGGAGCAGAGTAATGGAAGCAAGTCCAATGATAAAGGCTTTGAAAAAAAAATACGAAGCTGAAGTAGATGTAGCAAAAGCTACAATACACGTATACCTTACTAAACCTGTAGGTATAGGTGAGCATCCACAAATTGCTGAAGAGATAGATAAACTATTAGAGGCAATATCTTGTGCGTGTGATAAGATAAGAGTAATAGATAAATATTATCCAGATGAGGATGATATTCCATTTTAATAGGAGGACATATGGAAAAACAAATACAACCAAAACAATATCTTATTGATTCTGAAAAGTTAAAAGATATTATGAAATACTTAATGACTAGACCATATGGAGAAGTTATAACTCTTATGAATAGTTTAGCAACATTAGTACCTTTCAAGCCACAAGCTGAGGAGAAAGATAATGGAAAAAAATAATACCAAACATTATACTGGGTTATTATTTGAATTAAAAATAGGATTGAATGAGAAGAATACTATTGTAATAGATTATGGAGGTAAACCTGTAGGTAAAATACGAGAAGCCTTAAAGGGTTTACCTTACCATGGTAATCTATGTGCTGCCATTATAAATCATGCTAACTCAATGGGTAAAAAATTAGAAGATGATATCAAACAGATTATACAAAAAATTTAAAGTTTTGGTTGACCAAAAAAAAAGACACCTAGAGTAAAACTCTAAGTGTCTTGTTGTTGCCTGCGAGGGGGAGTCTATATGGCTCCCCTTTTTTATTTATACTATATTAACAGTTCCAAGCCCTTAATGCTTTATTGATTCTACTATTAGGATCATTAGCAGTTTTAGCTGAAGTTAAT